GCCTTGACCAACGGACGGGTCGCACTCACCGGGGCACCCAACGTAATCTGATCCTCGACGTTCAACGTGAGCGACGAGTCAGGGCTGTAAACCACCCACGCGATCTTTACGAGGTCGTCCATGTCCCGCTCGGCTTCGTTGGCCCGCCGGATGTAACAGTCGTAGGTCGTCGCACTCCCGGTGAACGATCGTTCGCCGTAGTTGTTGACCGTCGACGTTGTGCGAATGTCGGTCGTGTCCGGCGTCATGTTGACCTTCAGGTCCGTCATGAACTGTGCCGACGGTTGCGCCATCAGTCAGCCCCCGGCCAAAACGGTTTCAGCGGACGATCGCCGCCGTCACGGTTGTCGTTGAACTGGCCCTTGTGGAACCCGGCCCGCACAAGGTCGGTGTTGTCCCAGTCGATTTCCTTGTCGGTGATCGTCAAGCCGCCCGCATACGGAGTCGGGACGCTGCCCTCACGACCGGCGAGTTCAAGAAGTTCGGTTGCCTGTTCCCGGTACGCCTTCGCCTTCTGGCTCATCGACACCATCAGGTCGCCGACAGACTGGTCGACAAGGCGAGCGAACTTCGATGCGATCAGTAGGCAGCACCGTGACGCCGCGTTGTAAAGCGCTGTCGTTGCCGTGTCCGACCCGGTGAGTTGATTGTTGACCCACGCGATCTCCTCGTCGTTGAGGAGTTGATCGTTCGTGTCCGTGTCCCCGCAAAGGAACCGGATTGAGTCTCGGGCGTTGGTCGCCGGGTCGCCCGAGTAGGTCCAAGTCACCAGAGGCTCCTAACTGCGTCGAGCCGGAGGCCGGGGCGAACCCGACCCCCGGCTCGATGCGCCGTGTTCTGTGTGTCGAGGTTAGTCGGACACTATGAAGTGCAGTTGGACAGGAAGTAGCCCAAAGCCGAGGACACGATCTTGAAGTCGAAAGCGGCTTCAATCTCGATCCGGTCGGCCCGGCGCTCCTCGATGCGGTAACGGCTGATCGCCGCCCCTGCACCGAGTCCCGCCGACACGCCAGTCCAGACCATGTTGTACCCAGCGGAGGGCACCATCAGGCCGGGGTTCGGCGGCGTGTAGCAGACCAGCACATCCTTGTCACCGATCTGGGAGTACGACGCGGTGGCGCCTTCCGCAGCGGTGTTGTATGTGCCAGCCATGACCAGTACCCGGTCCACGCCGAACAGTCGAGCGAGGAGATCCTCGGTAACTGACTCCTGCGAGGTGTACTTGATCCTGTCGATAATGTCGCTGTTATCGACCAAAGCCGAGAACACCTTGTACGACATGATGACAGTATTTGGCACATAGCCGGTGTTGGTCAGGACGGTGTTCTTCGCTGTCTCGACGTCGGCGATCGGGGTCGATGACGCAGCATCCCAAAGCGGGCTGGGTGTTGCGTCGGTGCCCCATACACCGGTCGTGAACGAATCGGCTGCCCACTGGACTTCCTGACGGATCAGCATTTGCTGAGTCAGGAACCGTGTGGCATCCATGTCCATGTTGAGTGGCGAGTCGGCGTTGGCTCGGGTCTGGTCACCGATGTCCTTGTGGAGCGCGTACACATCGCAGGCGTAAGTCGCCGTGCTGAGTGAGTACCCGGTTCCAGCGGACTCGGTGCCGTCGGCCCGACGCTGTACCTGATCGCGGAAGAAGTCAGCCTGAGAGTATGTGAAATACTTGTCGGTCTGCTTGTTCACGTTGACTGTCGGGAAAGCCCGAGCAGCGACGAAGGCGTAAGCCTCCTGCATGTAGGCCACGCTCATGTTGGTCAGGATTGCATCAACATGAACGTCAGTTGAGGTTGGCTGTGGCATTGGTCAGTCCTCCCTAAGCCGCACGACACGAAGTCGGATTCAGGAACATCGTGAACGTCTCGGAAGCGGAGGCTGCCTGAATGGCCACGCCGAGCGTCACGACGCTCGTGTCTGTTCCGGGCACTATTGCGTCAGCCTGTGAGTCGGCGCTGGTGCCGATCACATTGTTGAAAGCGATGGTGCCGTCAGCGACGACCTTTGAGATGCCGAAGATCTGAATGACCGCCTGCTGGCCTGACGTCGGGTTGTTCTGAAGAATGCCAATGGCCCTGTCAGTAGTCGCCGTACATACGTTCACCGTCGTGGCCGAAGCCAACTTGACGAAGTGATACTGCTTGGCGGACAGGTCGGCGGCAGCCGTCAGAGTACCGAGAGTGATGCTGGGTGATTCGTAAGCCATGTCCTACACCCCCGCTTCAGTCCGGTACCTGTCATACAGGTCCGGGTTCTCGACCGCTACGAGAGCGATCGCTTCGGGCTGGTTCTTCGCTCGGCCTGCCTCGACGGCAGACTTGGCGAGGGCTTCGATCTGATCGTAGGCGTCCGTAGACGAGTCCAGATCGTTGCCCAGTTCCTTGAGGACTCCGGCTTCGGACAGAGCCGCCGCGCACCCGTCGAGGATTTCCTCAACGACTGCCGTTGCTTCTGCGTCCGCGCCTCGGAGTGAACGAAGGACAGGAGCGAAATCGGCGGCGACGACACCCGGAAGGATGTGCCACGCTGAAACCCGCTCAGTGGCCTTCTCCATTTCACGCTCCTCGCGCAACGCAGCCGCCTCAGCGGTCACGTCGTCGAAAGCCTTGCGGAGATCAGCCAGTTCCTTCGTCACGGACTCCGAGGTGCTGTCGTCGGTCTTGAGCACCGGGGCTGGTTCGATGACCACCTCAGGCTCGTCGATGACAACTTCCTCTGCCGGAGCATCCATCGTGGGTGTGAGGTCCACGGTTTCTACTCCTTGGTCGGTGGTCTGTGATTCGTCTCGCACTTCGGTGAGTACCTCATCCAAGACGGCAGCCGAGTCCTTGCGGACCAGCCACCCCTCGTACAGATGCGCCGGGTGGTCAACACCTGACGTTTCTTCGATCTCAAGATCGACGAGTTTCCTAGTGTTCGGCATGTCACCTCCGGTGAGACGGGGCGCAGGTTACATCAGTGTGATTCGTTTGTCCTGTATCTGGCTTCGGGGTGTTCTGGTTGCCCCTTAGCCGGGCGTAGGGGCGCTCTCTGGGCCTCCGGGGGTCGGGGCGGGTAACCGGGCCGGAATCGGGTTTGAGGCCCTTAGAACGGCCCGAAAAAGTTTCTGAGAAATCTGCCCAAAACGCCCCGTTTGACTTGCCCCGGCTAGGGAAACCATGCCTATAATGGGGGCATGGAAACAACGAGCAACCCAACCACCACAACCATCACCTACTTCCCGCAGGTCGCTAAGTACGAAGCGGCCTGCCAGTTCTGCGGCGACGCCACGCAGTTCGCCTTGTCAAAGAACCGGGACGGCAAGTGGGTCACCACCTGTCAGACTTGCTTTGGCGACAAGCAGGGCGTCGTCCCCATCTCGTTCAACGGCAAGCGGTTCTTGGAAGCCACTTCGGCTGGTAACGGCTGCAAGGGCACCAGCACCGTGTTCCGGTGCGTGAAGTGCGAGGCAGAGGTCGCCTACGTCAAGTCCAACAAGGGCAAGTGGTACCTCGCCGATGTGTACGAGTCACGGGCCAACTTTGATACGGGCGGCGAAAGGCGGTGGATCGCCAACTGGCAGGCCCACTACGCAAACTGCGACAACAACGCCGAGCGGCGGGCGAGCCTCGCCGACGCGATGCAAGCCGAGCGGGCCAAGGCCGACGAAAAGGCAGCCGCTCAGGCGTGGATCGCAGAGAACCCGATGCCCCTCAACGCCGACGAGATCGCCGAATGGACGCAGGCTCTCATCAACGCCACGGAGGCCAAGTGATGACCGCCCCCACCCGAGTCATCCATCAAGAGGTCGCTTGCGGCGTCGCGTGCGGCGTCCCGCCCTACCACTTCAAGACCAACCCGCGACCGGACCCCGACGATGGAACCAAAGGCTGGGACATGGCCAACACGACGTACAACATGCGGGTCACTTGCCCCGAGTGCTTGAAGATCCCCGTCAAGATCTCCCGTGGAGGCGGCAGCGCGATGATCCCAGTCGTCACGGAGGCCAAGTGATGACGGCCTGACAACCTCAAGAGGGTGACTCAAATCACTCAGCCCCCGGCTTCGGTCGGGGGCTTCCGTCGTTTTCAGACCCCTTCGTCACCCCGGCCACGATGCCACGCAGCATGAGCCGCGATCTCCTCACCGTGCCGATCCAACTTGGCGTCCATCGCCTCCGTGCGCCGGTCAATCGAATCCAACACCCGGCGGTTCGATTCGTGCGTCGCGTTGTTCTCCTGCCGCACCCGGTACGCCAGCACCGTGAACGACCCGCCGACCGCAGCCGTAGCGACCGCGCCGATAGCGGTCACGACCTCAGCGGTCACCGCTTCCCGCCGTCATACGGCTTGGCGTGACCAAGGCTGACCATCTCGTCGTTCAGGCATTCACCCTCTGCGTTGAGGATGCGACCGAGGATGCGACCGAACTTGCCCCGGTCATCGAGCGACGTCTGGATGATGACCCGGTTCTCCAACCCGCCGACCCAATCCTCGACGTACCGCTTCGCAGCGAGGCCCGCCTGCTTCTCCACGGCATCACGGGTCCGAGACTCGGGGGCGTTGATCCCGTGGAACCTGACCCGGCCCCGCAACGAGATGTCGAACCCGAGGTCGAGGGTGACGTCGATCGTGTCGCCGTCGACGACCCGGTCCACGGTCGCCTTGTAATGAAAGAGTTTCTGCTGGCTCACGACAGCACCTCCGTTTCTGCCGGGAGTGTAGACCGGCGTTTCGGCTGCGACCGACTTCTCCAACGCGGCACGGGCCTGACCGGACTGGTGGCGCAGGTTACGCCACGACTGACGCGGGCCGATCAGTCGTCCTCTCGGATCGTTAGCCGGTACCACCCGGCGTTCGCGTTGTTGTAGACCGAAGCGCGCACCACATAGTCGCCGACAGGCATGTCCGTGCGGACGATGCGGCTGTCCCACTGGTCGCTCACATTGTCGATCACTGGGACGCCATTGGAGCAAGCCCCTCCGGTGTTGCAGTAGGTGATCGTCGGGGTTTCGTCCACATCCACGGCGCTGCTCGGAGGGTTAGCGCAAGTGCTCCCGCAGTCGTTCCCACCGTCGTCGTCTAGTTCGATGAGGGTGCCAACCGTGATCTCGCTTTCGTCTGCCGAATGGTCCCCCTCGTCAGAGTCCGTGTCGTAGTTCAGATAGATGTACGGGTCGGCAGCCTCGTTGGTTGTGTTGAACTGGGCGCGGGTCAGGTTTGTTTCAGCGTCGATACGGACACTGGTTACCTCGTCCAAAGAGAACTGGATCATGTCGTGGTCGTTGCGGCTAGAGGATTGCACGATGCACCAGTCGCCCATGCCTCGCCAGCCGCCCTCGGCGCAACCTTCCTCGGTGCCTACCGTCGCTGTCGTCGTCGAAGCCTGCGTGTACGCATCCCCGGCGGTGATCGTTGTTGTCGAATCCTCCCAATGCCTCTGCGTGCTGCAACCGCTTTCCACGTTGTCAACGTAGGTACAGGTCACGGTGTCAGACCCGGCGCGGGCTACCACCGTCGTCGTGTCCACATGGGTCGTCGTGACCGTCGTCGCGGTCGTGGTGTCTAGATGCCAATGACCGTCGTTGCTGTTATG